TTTCATATATTCTACACCAATTTCTGGCATAGCGGTATCCCCACAGGTGAAGACATCGCATACTGCCATGCCATTTTCAGGCCAAGTGTGAATACTAATGTGGGACTCAGCAAGCAATGCAAATCCAGTTACACCTTGAGGTTCAAATTTATGAGCAGCGAGATGTAATAAAGTTGCCTTACATTCTTTTGTTGCTTTATACAAAAGCATCCGAATAAACTGTTTGTCATCAAGCAATTCAAATGGACAACCTTTCAATGTGAAAAGGATATGTTTCATTTATACCCAATCCGGTTTTCTGGATTCGTCACGAAGATAATTAGATGCAACCCAAGGTTTGGACGAAATATACATTTTGTAAGCAGTAAAAGTATCGATGCTTGTGTCAAATTTAAACTCATCAGGCATAGCGCGGGCAAAGTTATCTGCCATAGAGTGGCAGGTTATTGCTTGACCAGCAACATTTTGGAACATCCTCTTTGCTTCAAGCAATGTTTTAGAACATGAATGAATTTTTCCATATCGATGCCAGTACTCATGAGCAAGGGCACATCCATGTTGAATCAACCAAGCAGTATTAAATACTGAGTCTGCTGCCCACTTAGTGCAGGGATGATTGCGAAAGGCACCTTTCTTGGTGGCGTATGGTTCACCATTCATTTTATGAATAGGACCCCAGTCATAATACCAAGAAGAATATATGATAGAGAGCATCTGACATGTCTCTAAAGGCATCTTGACCACATGTTTGTCAGGAAGAACCTGAGCAGACATGTGGGGATCAGGAGTTGTGACGAAGATGTTCATGAGTTCTCACTCAAATGTTGAATCTGGTTCCAGAGCAATATAATAGGTCAGATCGTGGTTCTTAGCAGTGAAACGAGACAAAAGTTTTTGTGACACGACAACTTCATAAGTTCCAGGAAGAACCTTGATGTTCTCCACTTTGAAGTTAAACATGAACTCTTTGTCGGTCTCGCCAACAACCACAGCATAGTCATTAGAAGTATCGTTCTTCTTATCACGAACAACCAATTTAACCACACCATTCTCACCTACGGCAGAAAGGTCAGGCAGTTGATAGACACCTGCTGCTTTCAACAGTTTGTCCAGTTGCTCAGTGCTAAGTTCAAAGCAAACATCTTCACTAGGAAGTTCAATACTCTTTTCTGGAGGGGTCACAATGACGCTAGGGTCAGCAAAGAAATACTTTGACCTAGACCTACCTTCACGAATAACAACATAACCATCGTTACCGAAATCAAGTTCAGGGCTGGAGTGAAGACCAAGACCATTTAGAAACTGGTTGAGATCATAAACACCAAAGTCTTTGGCAAAGTCTTCTGTGACTGTTGCCTCTGCCAGAATGTTCTTCATCACACTAATGGTGCGAAGAGTATTCCCTTTCTTGAACAGGATAGACTGATTGATAGAAGAAAAGTTCTTGAGCAGGGAAAGAGTATTATCGGAGAGTTTCATACGAGTTCGGATTTTCATCACTGAGGGTAGATTTCACGTTTTGCATTCTTGTCGTTAAAATGCATCAGAAGCACAGCATAATGCAAGATCTTCATGATGTCACGACGTGCAGTGCCTTTCTTATCATAACGAGAGGCATACTTGAGAATGTTAGAGCGGCAAAATGACTCACCGTCTCCACATGCTTCAATTAGATCCAGAGTTTGAATCTTATCATCACCAGCAGAATAGTGCTGATTGTATGTGCCAGTAATATAATCTTTCAGTTCTTTGAGAATAACATTCTCACTATACTTGTAACGATTAGAATCCATGTCAAGGTTGAAAGATTCCATACCATCATCCTCCCCATAATAAAACATGACATCCTTCTCTTCTGCAATTCTCTCTTCACGAGTTAGTGCAACATCTTCTTGAAAAAGGTCTTGATTAGTCATTTTCAATTCATCAAACATAAAGGACCAAGAGTTTGTCATCATTATATCAGGATGCTACCTCCTCGTCAATGGGCATCACAAAGTCTGCATCCACCTTGTCATACAGTTCTAGGAATGCTTGCTTTGTTTCATCATCAAAACGATTGATGCAAACTTGGATTGCTTTTGCTTTATCACCAAAGATTGAATAAGCACGAACAATGTGAACTAGACGGCGAGTGCTAATGATTTCCTCAATACCACCATCGTAGAAGGTCTTGCGGATGATGTCAGCCCAATCGACTAAACGAGCGACGAACTCATCATTACTACAGATCTTACTCAGAATTTTTGCTTCGATAGCAGGACTAGGATACTCTTGCTCAAAGGTAACTGGGAATCTCTCAAGGAATGCTTCGTTAAGCACATTGGTTCCAATAAATCGGCCGTCGTCGCTGCCTTTACCTTTGGTGTTGGCAGTTGCAAATACTTGGAACCCAGCAACAGGAGCAACCCATCTACCAATCTTCTTTAGAAACACGCCCTTACCCTCAAGAATGGACTGTAGGCAGAGGATTTTGTTGCTAGCCAAGTCAACCTCATCGAGGAGCAAGACTGCACCACGTTCGAGTGCTTCAATGACAGGTCCGTTATGCCAAACAGTTGCCCCATCGACAAGGCGAAAACCACCAATAAGATCGTCTTCATCAGTTTCAATAGTAATGTTTACACGGATTAGTTCTCGTCCAAGTTGGGAACACGCTTGTTCGACAGTGAGTGTTTTGCCGTTGCCAGACAATCCTGTAATGAACGTTGGATAAAAAATACGGGATTGAATAATTTTTTTAACATCACTGAAATTGCCAAACTTGACGAAGGTATCATCTTTCTGAGGGATAAGGTTTTGTTCAGTAGCAGGAAGTGCTGCAGGAGCACTATACGATACTTCTAATTCCTTTACTGTCTCTTTTGTTACTTCTAGATTCCACTTACCACGACCAACTTTATATTCCTCAAGACGGCGAGTAACTGTAGGATAGGATACGCTGTGAGATGCACAGTAACCACGAACATCAGCAGCAGTGAACTCCGTGCCGAATGTGTTTTTAAGATCGTTGATAATTTGATCGTCTGTCATTCTCGTGCGAGACATTTGTTTTTTTTAACTGCTGTTATTATAGAAGCAAAAGGGGGCGGTTTCGCCCCCAGTGTGACACTTCTTATTGTGTCTTTCCGTATTTGTATCTCATCGCTCCGAGTAGGTATGCCTGACTGAGTGATCTGGGACCATTCTCAAGGATTTCAAGCACCTTAGGATCTTTTTCCGATGCCTTAGCAATCTCTCTCCAATTTTCTTTTGTCATGCTACTAGAGAAATAAATTCGCCAAGGACCTTCTTATTTAGTTTCTTGGTTTTGAGAGACTTGACAAATGCAGATTTGATCTTTGCTTTGCTAGCACCATCATCAACTTCAAACTCACATTCTTGTGCGAGAGCAGTGGAGGATAATCCAAAGTAAATATCATATCCAGAATTTTTAATAGAGAAACTTTTACTCTTCTTCCATTCTTTTTGAATCTTGATAAATTCATCAGTTCCCTGTTCATAATAACGACGAATGAAAGAGTTTGCATCTCTGGGTGCAAGAACACGAATACCAATGAAATTTACAGAGGGAAAGTTCTGCTTAAGATTATTAAGCATCAAATCACCAAACTCTGCAAATCCACGCGGAACACGAGCGGTAGTACCCAACTTACGATCACGGATGAAACAATTTACATTCAGTTGACGGTGGCCAATGTAAGGTTCAGATTCCCAGTAACGTTTGACTTCAACGTGACGAGAAAGATGATTTGCTTCACCATCCGTTAGAACAACACACTGAACTTTCTGAACTTTGTTTTCTTTCTGAAACTTAGGAAGAATTTGGCGCAAGCAAACAAATGCTTCATTCAAAGGAGTTCCTGAAAGAGACAACCTCAAGGGATTGGTATAATCCAACTTGTACTGACGAGTATAGTAGTAAGCAATTCTCCAAAGGTTTAACATTTGACGATCTGTTTCAGGAGCAGATACTTTGCTGGTCAAAACATTCATCATATTGAAGTCAGCATCAACTGCTAGTAATCCCACTTCTCTTTCATAGTGTGGAGTGGTATCTGGAAAAATAGTATTTCCGTTCTTATAATTGATGCTGCGCCGACGCCACTCATTCGTGAAAGCATAAACATCAAATGGGATACCAACTTTCTTACAGAACCAGACGAGGTTGAAGAGTTGCTTCAGAGTATCCTCTAGGAGGTACTGCATTGATCCACTCCAGTCCAAGACAAATACCAGACCATGGTTCTTGCCCTCAGGGACAACAGTCACTTTCTTGAAGATGTCCTCATTGAACTTGTAAGTATGAAGTGACGACATGTCAAGCATACCTGTGCGAGCAGTGGATGCCCTAGCATAAGAGTCTGCTGCTTTCTTACATTCAAACTCTTTTACAAGATAGTTGACTTCTTTTTGAGCAGATTTTTTAAACTTAGCAAATTCATCGTCTGCTGCTTTATAAATTTCAGGTCCTTTTGCAAGAGACTGATACTTCCAACAGGAATCAATTTCCTGATGGACTTCTTTATTAGAAGCAATGACAGTTTCAAGATTTACAACAGGAAATTCTAGATAATCATTTTCCCAAGTATCTTCTTCAATCAAGTCTTGAAGATTATCTTCAAAGGACTCCATTGTATTGACCGTGGGTTCATCATCACTATCAATAGCGTTGTCACTTCCATTAGGAGTTTTATCTTTTTGCTCCTCCTCACCATCTTCTGTCTGTGATTCGCTCTGAGTTTCCTCATTATTTGATTGACCATTAGAACTGGATTGGGGAGGAACAGGGGTAGGTGACTCTTGATCTTCCTTAGGTTTCTTACAGTAATCATAGAGGACCTTGGCTGCAGCACAAGCATCAGCAAAGGTTTCTGCATCACGAATTTGATTAATGATTTCTTGTTCTTCCTCAGTAAAAGAGATATCAACAAAGTTACCTACTTTAAAATAAAGGTTTGCACGATCCGCAAGATTCATTTCATCAATATCACATTCCTCAATTTGAAAGAAATCATCGTCATTAAGTTCCCGATATCCTTTGAAGAATGTTTTTGCCAGACCCAAATACTTACGCTTAATTAGTTTCTCAATGCGAGCATCTTCGGTCACATTGATGAACTGATGTGGGATACCCTTTGGTGGATCCTCATCCGGCGTGAAGAGTGCGTGACCAACCTCATGTCCAACCAATAGGTCATATACATTGTCACTTGCTTTCTCCCACATTGGAAGAATCAACAAACGACGGGATACATCAAAAGATGCTGTTTGAACTTTCTTATGCTCTACAATCAAATCTTCAGTGGCAAGCAGTCGTGCGAGTTGTGATTTAATCTCGTTCCGTACAGCCATGTGTTTTGTCTCGTATGAACCCATACTAAAAGAAAACCTCCCGTTTTTGGGAGGTGGTGTGCCTCTTCTTAAAGTGTCTTAACTTTCCATACTACTCTGTTTTTTCCACTTATCAATCTGTTCCTGAGTGGGTATATAAAGTTGAAAAGCAAGTCCCAGTTCTTTAAACTCCTCATTCATCTTTTCATATGTTTCGGGAGTAATTACAATCTTATCAGTCATTTTTAACTAAAAGCAATGTCAAGAGTACGAAGATATGTATGTAGTCCAGCATCTTGAATGGGTAAAACATAAGCATCAGCACTCGATTCATTATGATGTGAGTGCCAGTATCCAGGTGGTGTTACAAATGCAGCACCCTTTACCCAGTCTTCTCTGTGACCATTGACAATCATTCCATTCTCATCCAATCGTTTTCCGATCATTGTATAGCATCCTGGTTGGCAGTCAGCAGCAAAGTCCAGAGCGATTGATTGGTGGCGGTGAGGACGCTGTATCTTACCCGCAGGAAGAATACCATACATTGCCCAAAGCGTATGGGTTACAGTGCGAGTCTGAGGGAACATTGTATTTCCCAGTAAAATGCTAACTCGATTAGCATTAGCACTATGAGGATCTCTAGCAATTACTTCTAGTTCTTCCTTGATACTGTAATTACTATAAAAACATGGTTCAAATGTAGGTTCAACTTTACTTACTCCCAGATAATTTAAAAGCGGTTCGTCATGCACCCAATATATTCCAGACTTTTCATAACTGGTGTGAATAATTGAATCTCCTGCTGGAACTACAAAGATATCACCTTCACTCCATTCAAAAGTATGACTGCGTGGAATGAAACTAGTGCCTGCTCCATGTGCCACATAAAACAATTGACTGGTAGCATTAGCATCAGTCTTAAGTTTTCCATTTAGTCGAATAAAATTAGCACAGAGAGATGGTCCCGTTGCAGGACCAATACAACCCAGTTCAGAACTCAGGTCTAATGGTTGGACAGCAGACCCAGGATTATCAAAAAAATCTGCAGAAAAAGAACGGTATGGGATTTTAGGAATAAATCCTTTCTGGAGGGGATTCACCGATGACCCATACTCAAAAAATTGTGCCTGAGAACTGGTATATGTCATTTACATCTCTAACGAGTTAATCATTCCACTAAAACCTTTGACCTTTTCAAATCTAATGACGTTTGCAAAACGATCATGTAGAGATTCTTTGTGAGATATTACAAAGACATTTGCATCTTGAATTACAAATCTGATAATTTTTAAGAACTCTTCCGTTCCTAGTCCATCTAATGAACTATCAAACACCTCATCCATAATAAGTAGATTTGTGTTGACCGAATTCTTTGCCCTTGCTACTTCACGCCATGTGAATAGAAGTGCTAAATCGATTCTCATCTTCTCTCCCTCGCTGAAAGAAGAGTAAGAGAAATTGTCATGTATTGGGGACTGGACGGTTTCGTTAAATTCCTCATCAAGTGTGAAGTTTATATAAAAGTCCATCATTTGTAGATAACGATTGACTTGCTGATTTATCAGCGGTAGATACTTCTTAATGATTTTGGATTTAACTCCACCGTCTTTAAGTAAACTAAACGAAAAGTCGTAGTAGTTAATCGTCTCCTTTTTGTTAAGTAAATTGTCGTATGTAGTTTTTAAATTGTCCTTGAAGGTTTCTAACTTCTCATGTTCAGTATTTCTGTTTGCAAGTTGATCGGTAGTTCTTTGAACTTCCGATTCCAGATTACTGATTTGTCGTTGACATCCAGCAATCCGAACATTGTTTTGAGAAATGTCATTATTGAGTTTTGAAATCTCCTTTGATAGGGCAGTAAATTGACGCTCTCGCTCTTCTTCCTTATTAATCGCCTGTTCCAGTTCTTTATAACCGGATTGCAACTCCTTTGCTTTATTTTGAGCGTCTTCAATTCTATTTATTCTAAAGGTTTCTTCTATTGCCTGATCACAGGTGGGACATACCGTATTCTCTGTAAAAAATTTATGTTCCTTCGTAATCGTTGATACTTTGTTAGAAATCTTACCCTTAAGGTTGCCAAGTTTACGGAGTTTGTCAGTTGCTCCCACATATGAATTCAATACTTTATTAAAATCATCAAGTTCTTCTATGATTTTAATATTCTCATTCATAAATTTATTTTCTTCAACTAAAAGTTCCTCAATCTCACTCTCTTTCTTTTTAATATTTTCCGAAGCACGATTTTCAAGTTCTTCAATAAAGTTTTTTTGCATTTTAACTTTATCATCTAGAGACTCTTTCTTCAGTTGAAGAACTTTAAGTTCCTCCTTTACCTGACGGATCTTATCTTTAATAATTACATTCATTGATGAGAAGATCTTGATATCCAACAAGTCTTCAATTACTTCTCTCCTACTATTGGTAGGAAGTTGCATAAAGGGTACGAAGTTACTACTACCCAAAATCACAATCTGAGTAAAAGATTTATAATTCATCTTGAGCACATTTTGCTCAAACCATTTCTGTTGATCAACTGCTGATGCAGATTGATCAAGAACAGAACCGTTTCTCCAGATCTCAAATTTATTTGGTTTGATACCACGAACAACTTTCCAGTTAGTTCCTGAAATAGTAAACTCAACTTCTACCTGACAGTCCTTCTCATTGACAGAGTTGACTAGTTGTGGTTTATTAATTTTACGGAATGGTTTACCAAACAACGAAAAAGTCAGAGCATCTAGAACAGTTGACTTACCTGTACCATTTGTTCCAATGATGAGTGTTGTTGGATATTCTGTAAATGATAATTCAGTGAATTGATTTCCCGTCGAGAGAAAATTCTTCCACCTAATTTTTTCAAATAAAATCATGCTCTATTTCGGGCGGTATCACAAAATCATCGGAGCCAATAACAGTATACCTGTAATCGTGGAATTCGCAAGTCTTTAGCATTACTTCATCTTCCACTTCAATAACATGGAGGTCTGGGCTTCCATCATCCTCCATCATCATCGCATATCTTATTGCATCATCCTGCTCTTCAAACAGATAGAGAATTTGATCACCATCATCGTCTGTTACTGAATATGCTCCCTCTTTTTCCTGACCATGAACAGTGATGATATACATTAGACTAGTTCACAAGCTTCTTGATACACTTCTTGAATAGTTTTCTTAAGGATAGACTTGTCCAGGGAAACTTCTGCCTCTTCAATATATCTATTCAAGATTGTAAGGGTATCTTCAGACTCAAATGTTTCGTCAATTTTTTTATCATACCAACCACCAAAGTCGTAGTTTTCTACAATCTTCATATCGGCGACACCACTAGACTGAAGTTTATCTACAAACTTCTCAAAATTCTTGGTGTTAGTTTTCTTACGAACAATGACCTTGACGATTTTATTGACATACTCACGGGTGTCAAATGTCTGATGGGGAGTATCCTCATAGTAGATATTATAAAACAACTTGTATGGGTTGTTTACTGGAGTATGTTCTAGTGTTTCAGTATCAAAGATATGGAAACCACGAGTATCATTTACATCCGTCCAGAACATCTCATAAGGATTACCAAGATAATAGATACTACCTATTGACGATCTAGTGTGATAATGTCCCGAGTAGACCTTGGAGAACTTCTCAAATAGTTTGCTCTCAAGACCGTGCTCCATGACGACTGCATTATTAACTCTAAATCCTTGGAGTTCAAGGTGCCCCATCGCACATATGCTAGAAGTATTTTTGATAAGTTTGAAAGTACTCTCTTGATTCTCGTCATTAATCCAAGGAATGAATACTACATTTAAATTACCAAGTTTTGCTTCAGATGGTTCAGAATATACGGTGACATTATCATATTCACGAAGAAGCAAATCCACAGCATTAACATTATTCGTGTTTTTGTAATATGCGGTGTGATTGCCCACAATAGTGTGGACAGTAACTCCCATCTCTCTCAATCGATCATAGTAATTTTTCTGTGCCCATGATAGAGCAGAAAAATCAATGCCTTTACGACTATCAAAAGTATCACCCATATCTACAATAGTAGTAATACCATTCTCCTCTAGATATGGGAAGAAAATATTATCGTAGAATTTTAAGAAGTAATCGTGAAAGAGTTTAGAGTTTTTTCGAGCACCAAAATGTTGATCCGTAATGATTGCAACTTTCATCAATAACGCAGTTTGGAATGCACAGCATCTTTGATTTGATTGTAATCGGAATAATTAGATCCGTCAAGAGTATTACTATCATCAAACACTTCGCTGTAACCAGAGCGTTCAATGATTTTATTCTTAATCTCTAACTGTCTTTTCTCTCGCTGAATACGGCGCAGAAAAGCATAATGAATAATCTGAGTGAAATACGCAAAAGGATTTTGGGATTTCTCTGGGTTAAAATTATGTATGTATTGTACACAGTTCTCAATCCCGTCAGAGATCATGTCCTCCTTGAACATGTAGTTCACGAAGTTTGGTTTGAATGATAAGTGATTTGCAATCTTCAAGAAACACTCACCAATATAACGAGGGATGGGAGGTTTAGGAAGATCTTTCAACTGTGCAATTTCTTTATCTTCACGATATTTAATAAGGGCAGCAAGAAACTCTTTATTATTTACATAATGTTCTGATCTTTTTCTTTTTGCCATAACTGCTGTGGAAATCATGTTTGTTCACAATTATGTAGTTAAATAATAACATAAGTTTAAGTTAATGCCAACTACTTGACACTTTCTGAAATACGAGTAGAATAACTCTGTTAGGGTTGATAAGAATACTATTAGCTAGTCTTTAGTCTTATTAAAGATTTTCTCCAAAAGTTCTTTTGTATCATTTACATTACCAACATATCCCATTCTACGATTAAGTTTGGAGTTATTACCTTTCTTAGATTGACGGACATAATTTTGATACATCATAATCATTTCAATATCATTAGACTCACTCATTGTTAATACATCATCCAAATCAAGAATAAACATATCATCAGTGGTTGTTTTTAACCAGGGTTCTACTTTATATCCTACTGTTCCTGACTTGCTCTTGATTTCATTTATAATGATAGGATTAGAAATCAATAGCATCGTTACATCATTTTCATCAGATGCAGCAACTTTGGCGAATATCTCTTCACCTGTTTTTAATTTTAGTGTTGAGAAAAAATCGTCTTCTATCATACCTTTAATTGAATAGTAATTATGTCGTAATTAAATTTTTCTTCATTATAAATCTTGATTCGTTCTATAAAATGATTTAGAGTGTAATTCCTCCTAGTTTTTGTTGAACAATCATCTGAGATGTCGTATAAAGTTGCCTTTACTTTGTTTTTTCCTTTTCTAAGAACTCGTCCAATACTTTGAAGATTACGGACTCTTGATTTACTTGGAGAGGCAAAGATAACATTATGGAGGTTTTTAATGTTGATACCAGTAGAAAAAGTTCCATATGAGGCAACGATGATAGCGTTGTTTTCTCGTTCTGTAATCTCTCTTACTAATTCTCTTTCTTCTGCATCTACTCCGCCATGTATAAAAAATACCTTACGGTTATCACCCTTGTTATTATTTATCTTTTCATAGAGCACTGCTCCATGACTCTCGACTCTTTGGAAAAGAATAAGTGTATTGCCTTTAAGATCTAATGAAAGATTTTTAATAAAGTTGTTTCTTTGATCATGAGAGATAAGATATTGTATCTCATCCTCATATGTTTCAAATTTTTGTGGTGAGTGTTTAAGAACTAGACATTGAATATCTAATTGTGATAAATGACCTTGCCGCATTAACTCATCAGTTCTTGTCACCTTATATGATGGACCAAATAAACCTTCCAATACCCACTTATGAGTTTGTGTTCCATCAAGTGTGCCTGTAAATCCAAATCTATACTTTGCATGATGAAGTTTAGTCATGATCTGTATTAATGACTTGGACTTGAATAAATGCGCTTCATCGCCTATAATAACGTTATATTCCTCAAAGAAAGAACGCTCAAGTTTATAAACAGATTGCCAAGTGGTGATTGTAACAGAGGCATCATTACTTTTCTCTTTGCCTGAGTAAATACGATGACAATATGAATCAGCATCCCAACCATAGTCTAGAAAATCTTTATACATCTGTTCTACTAGAGATGTCGTCGGAACGACTAGCAAGATTTTTTGACCTTTGTCTACGTAATATCTCACAAGAGAATAAATCATCAAAGATTTGCCAGAAGCAGTTGGCGATATCAATAGTTTTCTATTATGTTTTAGAGCATCGTATACTCCCTCAATTTGATACTTCCGTGGAGAATGAGAACAAATAGAACTCATGTAATCCTTCACACCTTCATATGAAATACCATCATTCTCCTCATATGGTGTTCCATAGAATTTGTTATCTTCAAATTGATAACTATATCCGTACTGATTGCAGAAATTAACAATTTTGTCTAGCAGACCAACATAGATCTGTTTAGAACGCATGTCATACAAATGAATTTCTCCGTTCCAATTTCTACCACGATACTGTGGCATGAATTTTGCATTTGGAACTTCAAACTTAAAATGATCCCTCAATTCATATTCAATATGAGGTTCAGTGTTTATCTTTAGAAAAACTTCGTTGGATTTGGAAATAACAAGGTCAGTCGTTCTCACAACAATCCATTCATCTAAAGATATTTATCAATCCATACCAAACTTATATTCAAGTACTATTCTATACAAAAAGTTTTTAAAATATTGCAATCTTTCCTGTTCACTAGGATGACCTCCTGTCCACTTATCTAAATGAAAGCAGACAGACTTATAGAGTAAATGTACGTCTTCAGGACCTAATTGTAATTCTATGTAAGTTTCATCAGGATCAAAGTCCTCATTCTCATAGGTCCAATCGTCAATCATCCTAACCCCGCATTAAATCTCATGAACTCAATAGCATTCTTGATTTGATACGTCCTGTTTGTAATCTGTTTTAAGATGCTTTCAAGATATACTAACATCGTATCATAGTAATCTATCTTTAAACATACTGTAGATAATTTTTCGTCGGCGTCAAGGTATTTTTGCATTGTGTCCTTATCGCGAATTTTTTTGGGGAATGGATTTTCGATATAGACATCTGGGTCTGCTTTACCACTGAAGTATTCGTACCTCTCATGGCGAATATTTTTTCTTTGTTGTTCTGCTTTCTTCCTC